GTGAAGAATAGTCTTCTCGTCCAGCAACTGGAAGAAGTCTTTATCGCTTGAAACTATGACCTTTTGCCACTCCTTAAAAGGGGAGTATTGGCCCACATATGAAATGACATCGTCAGCCTCTACCTCATCCGCTACTAGCTGGATTACCGGGAAGTTATTAAGATAGTCAAACAGGCGATGCATCTGCCAAATCTTGTTTTCTTTCTCTTCATTCTCCGAAAGAGTGTGTACACCACGGTTGAGGCGGATGGGCGCGCGACCTTCTTTATAATCTTTATTCTTAAGTTTGCGCTTCCTGCTTCCGCCGCGGCCATCCCAACAAACAACTACCGCTTGTGGCTTGATGTCGCGACATAATTTCTGAAGAGACTTAATGAACCCAGCCGTTCCTCCGATGGGGCTCCCATCTTTAGCGATGGTCGGGTTGACAATATAAGAGCGTAAAAATAAATTTAGCGCATCAATGATCATTACGCGTTTCATGCTATTGTTTTCGACGTCCCTTCTGAGCAGCTCTGGTGTCGTGCTTCGCTTGCGTGCTGAATACATGGTCTTGGATCCTCCGTTTAGAAATTTCAATATAATGTTCGTCTAGGTCAATGCCGCAGAATTTACGTCCCTCCAGCAAAGCGCCAATACCCGTGCTTCCGCTGCCGCAGAAAGGATCGAGGACGATGCCGCTAGGGGGGCAATAAATCTTAACTAGGTATGACATCAAGGCAATGGGTTTCGGTGTGGGGTGATCGTTATAGGCGCCGCGCTCTTTGCGGGTGACACGGGGGGCGTAGAAATACTTTTGGTGTTCAGGGAGAACTTCCCCAATGATATTAGAGGGATAGCGGCCATCGGGGTTAGCGTCCACCTTGCCAAACTCTTTTTGCGAGCCTGTGGTTTTTCCTTCTTTTCCAAAGGTGCGGCGCAGGTGGCCGCTTTTTACCCAGCCAGTTGGGGGCTTGCCGTCCCAAGGAACCCGCGTTTCTTCGACATCTATTTTGCCAACGCCCCACTCTTGAAAATTCTTTTCAATGCTCCCCTTAAAAGGTTTTTGCGCTACAACAATAGGTTCGTGGGCTGGCTTCAAGCGATTCTTTTTGGGCATCTTGGTTGTCACCATCCACATGATTTGGTCTTTGATGTTAAAACCAGCGTCATCAACTGCGGTGGCCATTCGGTGATACAACTGAGGGCTACAAAAGCTGAGGCAGAACCCTCCTGGCTTCAGTACGCGATACACTTCTTCCCAAATCTCGGTGGAGGGTACAGAATGGTCCCACTGGTCGATCCCCATTCCATAGGGGGGGTCCGTGATGCATCCGTCCACTGAATTGTCGGGAAGATGGGATAAGACGCTTTTGCAATCCCCAACAAGCAATTTATAACCTTCAGACACTTCCCAACTCCAAAGCGTTGCGCTCTAGCTCGGCGCGTCTCGTGTTAACAAAGTAGTCTTTAACAACTTTGGACCCCTTGTGCTGGATCATCGGTCGCGTATAATAGCTAATGCCATGGCCGTTACTTTGCAGTTTCGCATTTAGTTCGGCGTCGCGATCTCGTGCGTGGCTGATGTGTTCATAGATTAAACGAGCCTGATAATCGGGAAGGACGTCTCGGCCTCGATATAGAGTGGTTCTATTGTGACGCTTTGAGGTCAGAATATAAATGTAATTATCCTTGGGCACCCCACTGTTATACATGGGGGTGCCCCCTTTGACGCTTTTACATTCTAAGAAGTAAAGTTTCCCGCCCTTCTTGACAATAAAATCAGGACTATTGTGTGTCCCGCAAGGTTGCGAAATATAACAATTATCTGGTAACGGGTTGGCGCAACCCTGGAGCCAGCCATCACGGATTTTTATGGGCACGCTAATTTCTTCTTTCTGTAACTGATGCTTAATCAGAATATCCTCCACGGCGTCTTCATGTTTGGCGACATTATGTACCCGACCGCTTGACGCCGCATAGTTCTGAAAGTAGGGCATCTTTAAGAAATCTTCAAACACATTCTTCATGGATTATTCCTCTTCTTCGTAAAATTCGTTGGCTTTGCCAATCCGTTTATCGAACTTCATTATAACCTCTTCGTCCATAATTGTCAAGACTCTTTTTCGGAATTTTTCATCCTGCAACTTCTCCGACCAGCGTGTAGCTTGAAACTTCTCGGTAGTCCCATCCGCATACACTAGCTCGAACCAGGCACCGGCTTGTTTAATATGATCTGAAGACTTGATGGCCTCAAACCAACTCTCTTCGTCCTGAATGCCGATCTCATCTCCCCAGAGAATTTTAAAATTACACTGGCGCCCCTGCGTACCAAATCGAGATTTCTCTAGTTTTACTTTAACTTCAGAGCCGATCCGAAACCCTTTGTCGTCCGTAACAAACGAGGCTTTAGCTTTGCGTCCCGTGAGCCAGATGCGCAACGAATAAGCATAGATCATGGCTTTGCCACCAGGAGTCATATAAGGAGTAGTCAGGGCCTCCGAGGGAGAGCGCGTGATATTGGTCTTAAGCTGGTTAAGAACCAAAAACGTTGATTGGCTATTGGCAATCGGTACCGTTAATTTGGACATCCCCTTCGCCAGAATGCGCGCTTTAACCGCCATTGAGGACTGAGGATTGAAGTCCCCCTCGATATCTGAAACGGCGGGAGTGAGGGCCAGCGAATCCCAGATAAACAGCATTTGGCTCTCGTTGGATCCCAGAAGTTCCTCAATCGTCTCCAAAACGAACTCAACAGAGGTCGCCTGGACGTACAGAACATTATCGAGCGAGCAGCCGGATCGTTCTAAAAAAGTGGGATCAATCGCAGATTCCGAGTCGAAATAGATTACATCAATCCCCATCTTCTGCGCATTCGCGGCGATTTGAGCCGCCATATAGGACTTCCCCGTAGATTCGAGACCTGCCACCTCGACGACTTTCCCTACGGGAATGCCAGCGCTTTGGCCACGACAAATAATTCCATCCAGCCACCGGGATCCCGTAGGAATCCATTGCTTAACCTCGGTTGGATTCTCCTTTGTGAGGTTGTGGGCCACGTTGAGTCCGGCTTTTTTATTGATAAGTTTGCGCATGTCATCAATAGACAACTGCCCAGCCTTACCGGCATTTCGTTTACGCATTATAATTTCCTTTATTTCGATAATTTGAAAGCATGATAGCAACTCCGGAATCCTTTGCGCGCCATCCGGAAACGCACCGTTTCATCGCAGTCCATAACGGAGAGGATATAAGCCGAACTTCTATTGATCAGTTGAGTAATGTCGCTATTGTCGGACCAAAATGTAACATAGCCATCTTTAAGGTCTTGTTTGTTGACATTGACAGCGGTCTCGCTTTCGGCGCTTTTTTTGACGCCTGAAAACCTTTGTTTTAGTTCTTCAAGTTTCTTCTCGAAGCCGGGATCGCCCCTTTTTAATCTTTCTCTATACATAAAATCTCCTAACAGATGATGTGTTGTTGAAGATGGGATGTGTCCGCGGCGCTGATGAGGCCGTAGACGTCTACCATCTCTTTCCAATCATTATACAGGTTAAAAACGTCTGTGTCAACATCAATTATTATTTTTTTATGAGAGACGGCCGCGGCGATGTGAAATTTGGCATACTGCTGGCCGCCGGACGCTCCAACACCGCCGCATTCGCACTCTCTATAATCTTCGGAGGCTCGGGAATATACCACGACGCCGCACCTCTCACACTCAATTGCTTTAATTTTCATTAATTGCCTTTCATTTCGGGTTTACTGTGTTTGTCTGCGACGGAGGAGGCCGCAAACGCGTTTGGTTTAATCTTACATTCAAAGCCGCTTCCGCGCGCGTAGCCTACCAACATCTTCGCAAATGGGGACGTCCCTTCATTTACATTTTCCGCAGAGATATCCAAATGAAGTTCGATATCCACTTTAGGGCAAACTTCTAGCAGCTTTAACCCTGTATCAACAGATTTCTGTACTTCCTCGGTGATTCTTTGAAGCAATGTTTGGTAGGTCTGGGCAGGCGCTGTGGAGCGCGTAACAAAATAAGTATTCTGGGCGAAGCGGGAAGTGTCGATTAGACAGATAGCAGTGCTGAAAATACATTTTTGTTGTTTAAGGTGGGAATCGGTACCAATATGGACGGTTCCTCCGTCTCGATAATGGGCCTCGGTTAGCTCCACAATTTGATCAAATTTTATTGCTATTCCTGAGCCCGTGAACCAGTCCATGTTCTCCATACCTAAAGTAAATAGGAATGAGGCATCTGTAAACCCATGCCTCCCTGCGGTATAAAATTACTTTATCCCAAAAGTTCGCTAAACGCCTTGTCGACGTCGCTCTCTCCCGCGGATGAAGTAGTGGTGGGACCCTCGGAAGGGTTTTCATCGGAGTTCAAGAAAGCATCTAGGATGCCTTGAACTTCGTCAGCGGTCTTGCGTGAAGGGGTGAAAAGCTCTTCAAAATCCGGAACATTGTCAAGCCACTCACGTGCCTTGTCGGTGTCCTTGTGAAGGGGGGTATTCTTCCGACGAGGAGTGATCTTCGTCTCGGGAAAAGTAGCCCCAGCTGGTTTTCCATAGTGAACTACCAGATCTGTTCCATCCGCGGCGTCCGTAATATCGCCATATTCCGGATTAAGCACGAGGCCCAAGAGTGTCTCGTAAGCGCGCTTGCCGAAACCCCAAACCTTTACGCCTTCGTCTTCTTCGCCGCGTACAACGACGGGGGCGAAAAAGCGTTGACGAGCGGAGAGCTTTTTGGCCATACGCTTGCTTTCTTCAGTGCCTTCCTTCCACAGTTGACGGACAAAATTATCCAGGGGGCAATCCTCTCCAAAGTTTTTCTTGGGGCTTAAAAAGCCCGGGGCATCTCCCACATTATAGTGGAACCAATAGTCACGGAACGGGTCACCGTCCGATGGAGGCACAATGCGAAGCGTTTGCTCGCCATCTTTGGGTCGCCAAAACTTATTTGACGTCGAATTTCCGTTAGTTTTAAGTGTTGTCATGCGCTCGCGCATTTTTTCCATATCAATTGACATAATCTTATTTTCTCCTTAAGTTATAGCCATCCTAATAAATCTCTCAGGACGCTGGGTTTTTTTGAACTAATGTGCTGTATCCTTCGCAGTAAACATAGGGTTGATCATACTGTGTAGAATAGATCGCATATCCAACCTTCATTCTATCATGTTCGACCGCGTTTTTAACCTGTTTCTGGATTGTCGCCATTAAATTTTCATCCTCTTCCAGCATTTTCTGAGGCACCGCATAATAATACCTCTTTTCCCGAGGAAAGTCAAGAGAAAAAAACATTTTTTCTTCACTTTTTTCCTCTGAATCCCATGGGTAGTGGCCCAAAGTGGTGAGCCGTGCCGTGTTTATCTTGTTTGAAAAAGTAGTAAACACTGGGTGAGAATGATCAAATACGTTTATCATATGATATGCGGAAGCCAACAAAATGTTGAGCGCGTCCCAATATTTGAGTACTGGAATCGGTCCCACGATCTCCGCAAGGCGTTCATTGTCAGCCAGGATGACTCTTTCGAAAAGCGCTGATCGCGCATACTCCTGAAAAACATTAAAAAGAAGGTTGTTGTGGAGTTTCTGGTTTTCTGCTAGATTTGTCTTGGCGGGGATTATATACATCACCGTGATCTTGGTCTTTTCCTTGAGAAGCTCCAGGATACGAAGGGACACCCCCGAAACAGTGCCGCAACTAGTAATGAGCAATGTCTCGCTAGTAACCTCTTCTAAGAAGGACTCAAGCTTAAGAGAGCCGGTGCTCTCGTAGGCTTCGGATGAGGGTTGGCGTCGAATCCAAAGAGTTCCGTTGTGGCTCTCATCCTTTTTTACATCAGACGCGTCTATCTTTAATATTTTATATTGAGGATACTGCGCGAGTTGGTCGGCTATCTTACAGCCAGCGTTTCCTAGTCCTATTACTGTTTGCATTATATCCTCTTAGTGAACCAAAAGCTGTTTCATGTTCCCCCAGCTTTTTCCGCCTAGGCAATTAATTTTAAATTTCCCGTATCGGGTGTTGCTGAAGAGTTCTTTAATTTCGTTCACGCACCCTTGATCTTCGGCAGCCAAGTCAATCATGATGGAGTCGTGGTTACAAAATTTAATGAAGGACTTCTTATCCCGTAGATACTCCCACACATCATACATCTGCTCAAACAAAAGATCGGCTGCGGTGGACTGGATCACATAATTCGTGGCGTGGAAGTCGTCGCACTCAATCGTACGAC